ATTGAAAGAATAACATTATTAGAAACTGCTGATAAATTACAAGAACAAGATCTATTAGAAGCATCAGCTCAGAAGCCTATTGACCAAGAACAATTTATGTTACTTGAACACATGGCAGAACAGTTAGAAAAACTAACAGAAAGAGTTGATGCCATGATGAACAACAGGGTTAATATTGATAGACTTCAAACTGATGTTGAAAGACTTAGAGTTGATGTTGAAAAACTAAAAGATTCTGTAAGAGCTAACTTAGGTAAACTAAATGGCAATCACTAAATTAGTTTTTGCATTATGTTTATTTATAAATGGTGAGCTTGTAGAACATAGAATACAAGACAGCTTATCTACTTGTCTTAAAATGAAACGAGAAGCTAGTAGAAACATGGATATGGCTAATAAACAATTCATGTGTGGTGAAGTACAAGCTGAAATAGAAGTTAATATAGATGGTAGTGAAACAATTAAAAAAATTATACAATCAAAAAATTAACTATAATCTCTTTCTAAAATCATCTCCAAGTAATGTATAGCCTTTTCTATATCCTTCTTTTTACCCTTTTTCTTGTGACGACATATATACTTAATGGCATTGCCTTCGGCATATGGTAAATTGTTTTCATTAATAAAATATGCAGGCTCAATCTTCATAGATTTATAATGATCTCCATCTACTTGTTTATTTAATGTATTATAAGTCATATCTTTAAATATTGTTTTATCTGTCATTAAAATACTAATTTAAATTTACCAGATCGGTTCTTTAACTGGTCTGGTTTTTTTTTGTTTATTACTTTAAACTGTGAATCTTTTAAAGAATATATATTTAACTTCATAGCTTTAACAAATTTATGTGTAGCATAATATGGATCTATTTTTGCAAGTTTGCAAACTAATTTGAAAATCTTTGGAGTTACCAGTAAGCCAATTTATTGCGTCTCTTTTATGCATAATTAAATATTTATTATGACCAGTATAAGCAGCATCATGTGTAGCTTGAACAATAACTGTTAAGAACAATTTTTGTTCAGGACTTCGTTCCATNTTTAACTACCTCATAAGTCATTTGATCTTGTCTTATTGGATCTTCTTTCCAATCCAGAGTAGACAAGTTAAGCTCATTAATAGCTTTTAATGCTTGTTCATCTGACTCAGCACTAATAAATACTTCAGTAGTTACTGGGTAATAATATTTCATTCTAAATTTATAAATCATATAGTATTTTTACGTCTACTAGCTTCTAAAGTTCTGAATAAATCTATTATAATTCCTTCTTTATCTCTTTTATTCTCAATTGTGCTTGCTTCAACCTCAGCATCAAATAGTTCTTGAATAGCATTCTCATAAGTTTCGCTTGCATAGTATGCTTGTTCTTTGGCAGATATGCTTTTATCGTTGCTATTACCAGTGATGTGGAGAGCTTTCTTTCTCTTAAGAAGCCTATCCAAATACTTAACTTTAGCATTAGCTTCAGCATTCTGAACGTCTGTTTCTGCAAGATACTTCAATGCATCTTCTAATCGTTTCTCTGTAATCATTTTTATTCTCCAATTTTTTTTTAAATAATAATTTTATTTGTTTATCTTTACCAAAAGTATCTAAACCCATCAACTCTAATTCTAATTTAAATAATAAATAATTCATAATAAAAAAAAGGATAGGGCCTTTCGACCCTACCCACACGTTAACTAACAGAAAGGGAGATGACGTGTTCTGTTTAAAATGGTGCATCTTCTAGATCATCTTTAGTATCCATTTTAGAATCTAAAATATCTCTAACAATCAGATCTAGGTTTTTATGTATTTCTGGTGTTACTTCTTTACCAGAACTTAACCAAGCTGATAATAAATTACTCATAGTAAGTCTATATTTCTCTTTCCATTGAGAAGAATTATCTGGTACTGATTTAGTACGAGATTGACTTACTGTATTATCAGTAGTTGTTTCACCATCAATTAATTCTATTGAATTAGCTGTTTGATATTGCTTACCAGTTTTACTAGTTCTTATAGGCAAAGCCTCAATTTTTAATCTAGCTCCTTTTTGCCAACGACTAGTTCCAATGGCTTCACCATAAACTGTCATATCTGTTCCATCATCTTTGGTGACGTAAACTGTTACCCCACCATTATCTTTCTCAAATGCTTTTCTAAATGAGCATTCAAATGTTTCTGTTTCCATATGTCTCCTATTTATTTGTTTTACTATATTTCCTAATTTTTGCATTAGTTTTTATACATTATTCTAAACATTCTGTCCAAAGTTTTTTTGCAAAATCCACAGATCCTTCAGAACCTTTCCATCTAAAGTTGTCTAATGTTAAAGGAAACATTCTGACAATATCTTCTTTAGTTTTGGCTATGTTTATAATGTGTTCTATATGTTTCATAGCATGTATAATTTCTGTTAAACTATCACGACCTACCATATCTACACAATATTGATCTTTTGGAGAACAATATAATAACATGGTTTCTTTGCCAAACATATCTCTATACAAGCATTGTTGTCTTACATCAGCTTCTTTTGGATACCATTTAGCATCAACATTACCTGATTTAAGTCGTCTATATATGCTGTAGCTTTAGTATCTACAATAACATCTTTAAACTCAAAGTCAGTTTTAGCTATTACATCATACTTCAATCCATACTTTTTGCCTGGAATTTGAAGTTCATTTTGCCAAGAAACTACTTCACCAAACTGTGGTAGTTCTTTAACAAACTTATTAGCAATAATAGCTGACCATTCATATTCATCATCAACATGTTCTGTTGGTAATAAATCATCCATCTCATCACGACTATGTTCTAAATATTTTGTTTTAGCAAAATTTGTGATAGAATCTTCATCAGTGATTTGGTTTTGTAGTGCGTGATTAGCTGCATCTTCTGCTGCTAAGCCCATTATCATTCTAGCATTTGGGCTAGATTCAAAATCATATAACTCATTGATAATCCAAAATGCAGGACTATCAATAAACGTATTAGTTTTTGAAGCAGAATGACGATACTCGATTTTCATAGACATCTCCTTATGGTTATTAATATACAAAAATATTTAAGTTCTACCTGTAACATATCTTTAGATATATTAAAAGGTAAAAGAACTATAAAATGCAGTAACGAATATAAGATATATAATTTATCTATAATCTTATGTTGGCTATTGCACCCTACAAAAGTGTATGGGTGTAAAAGCCTTATTGCTCGACATCATCAATGTTCTAAAAACAGAGTATATCGACTCAATAAATTTTACTTTAAAAATAATAATTTTAAATCTTTTGTTGATAAATACTTAAAAGATTATAAAACTAATTATGAGAAAAATTGAAAAACCAGAACTTATTTCTACTATTAGAGATAAGAAAAAAATCTGGTTAAACATTAGAGAATCTCGTCTAATGTATATGTTTCATAGAAATCTTATATCTGTTGAAGAATATGAAGCTGGATCTAGATACAGAATAGCCTGTGAGCTTATGGGTGGAAGCTCAGGCAATTATTTACAAGAACGTGTAGATGGTAAAAATACAGATTTTATTACATCATCTCTTGGTGCAGCTCTTTCAGTAAAAGATTGTGATGAAGAAATAGGACCAATACACGCAGAATGCATGAAACTATTTTGTTGGTATAATTTTGGTATAATTGAAATAGCCAATCATTTAAGTTTGACAGAACGCAAAGCATCAAATAGAGTCCATGAAGGACTATCAAGATTAAGTATTTATTATGGGTACACGAAAGTGCGAAACACTATTAAAGGACAAGGAACTAAAAATAAAAGATAAAAAATATCTTAAATGGGTAGCTTCTAATCCTTGTTTAATATGTCAACAATATGGATGTAATGCACACCATATTACTTATGCTCAATTTCGTGGTATATCCCAAAAGGTAGGTGATCAATTTACCATACCTTTATGTGTAAAGCATCATCATCAATTGCATAATTGTGGTATGTCAGAACGTGATTTTTGGGCTAAAATTGATATAGATCCTTTACCAATATGTCAGATATTCTATGATCATCATCAAAATATGTGGAAAAATAAGAATTTTTTTTATGATGACTCTAAACTATGGATAGATGTTTATAATAAACTTGTACCTAAGATACAAAATAACATTGAATTTTTACTGCAACCCAATTAATACATATAGTTATCCTCGCTAGAGGTATGTTCTTATGACAAAAATATATAAATTTCCGAAGGTAAAACAACCATATTCAGATAAATTTCTTACTGGTGTTAAACCAGAAATAATAGGTGATTTTTTAAAAGAACAAAATCCACATTTATCTATTAAAGCTGCAGATGCTATGGCTCTTGCTATAATTTATAGCACTTATCTTCAATTAGTTTTTGATGAAGAAAACATAAAACAAGATATAGACGATTATAAAGATTATATTTGGGCAGCTCATGACAAAGAAACGTTACACTAAGAAAAAGAAATCTATAAAAGATAAAGACTCTAACGATATACCTTATATTAAATGTAGAGTTGAATGGGTAGATTGTGTAAGTGATTCTGCTTGGGCTTCTGAAAAAGAATTTAAAAATATGAAACTGGCTAATCCAGTTAATGAAGGATGGATCTTCTCTAAAGATCGTACATCAATTAAAATGTTTGCATCATATGATAAAGAAGAAGATGGAACATTAACATTTGGTGATCGTACAATGATACCTAAATCTTGGATTGTTAAAATTACAGAAATCTAGACACCCACCAAGTCTCCCTGATGGGTGATTGCAGGACTTAAACTAACAAGCCTTAGTACGTTATCTTGTAGTAGGTTCTAGCTTACCTATTCGTCATGATCGAATTTTTTAACTGGCTTTGTTTATAACATGTTAACTCATGTACCAGGAATAAATTTAATAGGTTTTCCTGGATCCTCGATAAGGCTTACTCCCTAACCAGTTCTTTTGGGTTCAAAGAGCTATATGGTCAATGTTTAAAACCATATTATTACCCAAAACTTTAAATACCTTTTTCTGCATAAGCATTAATAATTTTATCTTGCTCTATATTTCTAAGTGGATCTGTATAAACTTCTTCTACAGTTTCTCCACCTAATTCAATAATACGTTTTTTAGTTGCAGATATTTCTGCTTTAATGTGATCTTTAAAATGTTCAGCAGCACTAACTAATCTTGGAAAATTAGTTGGATATATACCATAAATGGTAAGATCATTAATCGCTGTTGCTACTCTTTGTAGACCTCTTTGACGTTTTTCTAGTCTCAGTATCTCGCTGTCTGCTTGGATCATTTTCCATCTCCTTTATTTTTTGTTTCAATTTATCAATTTCTAATTGCTTAGAAGCTAACATCATTTTTAATTGTACTGAATTATCCATTATTATCCTTTAATTGTTCTCTTAAATTATTTAATCTGGTTTTATATTCTTTACACCAAGATTGCATAATCAAAGAATGTTTATCATCAAAATAAGTAGATTCAATAGCATTGTCTAAAATTGTAAGACATTCTAAACAATCATCTAATTCATTTTGAATTTTTTCTTTATTAAACTTTTTAGCTTTATTAGTACTTATTATATGTTGTATAGCTTCATCTTGTATCGTCATCTATCCTCCTATTTAATGGATCCTTTACATATTCATCTATTTTATTTTTAATTGTGGAATATCTTAATTCACATAATTGAAGTCTTCATTTAAACGATCTATTTCTTTACGCAAATTTAAAACATCATCACATTTTTTTTTAAGTTTTTCTCTTAGCTGAGCCACAAGATTATGGCAATCACCAAGTACATCTTTTAACGTTTTGTTTATCATGCTGCCTCCTTTAGCTTTATATCAACTTTTTTTATAATTGCAACTGATCCAGCAATATGATCTCCTGGCAAACATTGTCTTTTAGTTCTTTCTTGCCAATTATACCATGCTTTAGTTGCACGTTCATTTGGATATGTAGTATTTTTCATTTTAGATTCTTCATCACAATACATATCAAATGTACGATTAGATATTTCAGTATCATAACCTTGTAATATTTCAATCATATCACAATTTAATAGTGGATATAAATCTTTAAATGTTGGTTTATTTTTAAACACATGAATATCTTCATTGTTGTTATCTTTCCATATTATTACATTATACATACATTCCCTTTCCTTTGTTAGTGAATATTACTCCCATACCATTACCTTCTTCATCAGAAGAAGCATATAGTTCTTGACCATCATCAAGATGAATAACTAATTGATTCGTAAAATCAGCTTCTGGCCCTGTATATCTAGAAATTTTTGTAATTTTTCTACCTACAAGACCATCTTTAGCTTCTTTATTCCAATGTTTAATATATATGTTCATGTTCATTCTAGCTCTCCTCCTTTTTCATTAACATAACTATTAATATCATCTATAATTTCATCCATTGTATAATCAGATATATCATTACTAGTTAATATAACTTCATTACCATCTGGATTTGTAAGATATATTTTTACACTATCAAATGTCCAAGTGTTCATAGTTCCTCCATTGTTATAAGATATTTTTTATTATCTATATGTACTTCAATATCAGCTACAGGATCATTACCTATAGTCATTCCTGCGCCTTCAACAGTTGCTTCAAGTTTTTCTTCAAGAAACGTTTGTATTGCATGTCTTATATCTAATAAATCATTATTCATTATTTATCCTCCATGTTAGTACCTTCTGGAACAAATCTTACTTGGATCTGTAATTGCATATAACTACATCCCCAAGCATCAGATAATGCTTCAATCAAAGCAGGTAACTTTTTAGTTTCTATTGAATCATCATTAATTAAATGATTATGCAATTTTAAAGTTTTCTTTTTATTTGCATATTCTTCACCATATTTATAAATGGCTAACGTATCTATCCACATAACACTCCTAATTTAATTGTTTTTTTATAAAATTAGATACAAGCTCTACATATCTAAACCACTCAGTAATAAAATTACGTTTTTTACCTTTACGTTCTTTCTCTACTTGTTTAAGTGCTTTATCTGTAGCTTTATCTAATAACTCTACTTGTTCTTCTTGTTTCAACATATATTATCCTATTGTGAATCCACCTGATTCTTTACAGAACTCAGCAAATTCTTTTACGTTGTTTTCATGAAATGGATAAGAAGTTTCACGATATTGCATATCAAACATCAATGCAGACCATCTATCATAAGCATCTTTATCCAGTTCTTTAAGATCGCCTGGACAAGTTATTTTACCATTCTGTTTATTTACAATTTTATTGTAAAAAATTTCAGCAGCTTCAGTTAATAACTTGTTGTATTCTTCTTTTGGTTTATGATCATTCTCCATAGCTATACGATAAGCTCTTGCATCATCTAAACGATCCAATAACCTATCAGCTATTTTGTTTGCTCTTTCTGCATTTATTGTAGAACAATCATTGTATTGACCTTGTTCATATTGTTTTTGTGTAATAATGTCTTGGCATTGTTCGTAAGTCCAATCCCAAAGTGGTCTCCACCACCATACATTATTTCTAAAGTATTCACCTTTTTCTGATTTATGATTACCAGTACTATATAAATCAAATCCCATATTCACTCCTATTGGTTATTGTTTTTAAGGCATAATGCCCAGCAAAAGTGCCGGGCATTTGCCACATTATTATTTAGACTCAATCATTAATTGATTAGGCATTTCATCTTGGATTTTAGCTTCAGTTAATATATTATGTATATACCCTCTAACTGATCCAAGTGATGATCCAGAATACAAAGCATTTTCACAAGATTCACGTTGTGCATCTAGCTTTTTAATAGCTCTACCTTTAGAACTATTATCATATGCTTTTCTGGTTTCTTCTTGAAGAACTTTATTAATATAACTATCAACATTATTTAATTTAATGTCAGTACCACTATAAGAAGTAAAGCTAGGAGTATCTTCCCATCTTCTAATATTCTTCCATTTAGTCATATGTTCTTCTAGCTTCTTAACTGCATCTCTTACTTTTCTATGCTTTTCTTCCTCAATTAATTCTTTTTGAGTTTTAAAAGATTCATATTCTTTTTGCAGTTTCTCAGCTTGTTTTTTTAAAGACTCTATCTTTAACATTGAAACAAACTTTTTATAGTTTTTTTGAGATTCTTTTTCTACTTCAATCTCTCTTTCAGATTCTAAAGCAGATCGTTTGTCTCTAAATTTATTTGCAATATAATGTCTAAGATATTCTTGTTCATCTTTTCTTATTGGTTTCATACATCTCCTATTGGTTTGGGCCAGGCTTTCGCCTAGCCCTACTTTATTTACGCAGACTTTTTAGTCTTTATTTTAGATTTAGATATATCTACTAATTGCTCAGCAGTTTCTCTAGCATCTCTATTTTTATCCAATGCTTCTTTCAAAGCTATGAATGTAGACGAGATACCAGATGTTTGCAAAAACTGTGGCAAACTTTTATATCTTGGATCTGATTGAAATAGCTCAGCATTTTGGTAATACAATTCATGTATCCACTTAGCTAAACCCATTTTCTTTGAAACTCTATCTTCCAAAGAAAGTTTTGTCTCTACTGTTTCCATCTTTATCCTCCTTTATTTTGATTTCAATTGGTAACTCAATAGATTCTGGTATATGCTTATCAATAGCTTTATAAGCACCTATGCAAAATCTAATAGGATATGTTGCTGTAGATAAAACAACATCACCTAATTTTTTTAATCGCATCATTATATTCCTCCTTTTTTTTAGTTAGTCGTATATACTTTGCTTTTACTTGACGATATTCATCATCAAATTCTTTTGTTCCAGGAATTGGATCGACATCAGCTGTGAGCCAATTCCAGCTTTTCCTTACTGCTACACCAGCAATACTAAAGGCCAAAAAGCGAGCCAAACTAATAATTCCATTCATTAATCTCCTTTCATTGGTAAAATGGTTTCAACTTTTTTTACTCTATAAAAATTATAGTAAGCATTGTTATCAATCTTATTAAATTTGTTAACTATGTTACTATAAGACGAATCTATACCAGATGCTTGAACTGGTTTAGAAACTTTAGACCACTCCTCTAACGTGATCATTGGATCAGCATTTGCTATTACATCAATATCCCATTTTTCATGTTGGCATATCTCCATAAGTTGATGTGCAAATATTCTGTTTTCACATTTCTCAACTTTTTGATATTGTTGAAATGATACTCCTAGAATATTAGCTATAGATTCTTGGTTTTTACCATTCCACACTCTATGTAATAATAGCTGTTTAGCTATCTGTTTTAGTATTTCTAATTGTTTATCGTTTTTACGCATTATTCACTCCATATAGTTTTTTCATGACAAGCAGCTCTCGCTGGTCGGAGCTGTTTGGCACAGTTATTACTCTTATAGATGGTTTCCCCTCTCTATATACCTTGACAAGTGTAATCCATCCTGTCTTTGGTTTTATTATTTCTAAGTTAATTGACTTTAACCAGTACTGTTTCCACCAAGAAATATGCTCACTCTTAATAGATCCAGTAAATGGTTGCCTATACATGAGCTGAACTGCTCTTGTCAGATTTATTGGTCTTTCTTTGAACTTTCCTTTTATTACGACTCGGTACACTCTTTACCTCCTTGCAATCTGTGAATTGTGATAACCATAATAAATGGTTTGCATATTGTTTTGCTGTAAAACCTTTGGGTGTCTTAGTCATCTAATTGATCCTTTCTTTTTGTTTCAAGTATTTCTACACTACTATGGTGAAAATCCCAAGAAGTGTAATCATCATCATTAATATCATAATTAACTAAACGTAAGGTATCATCTTTATTACCTTCTATAGTACGATAATAAACTTTACTTACTTTTATTTTATATTGATATTGTAGGGGTATTGGCATTCCCATTAGTCCTCCTGTATTATATTTTTAGCATATAACATTACTAATCCTCTAGTTGTGCTAGAGTTCAGTAAATCTGCACCTGCTAATTGATATATGAGTCTATGCTCTCTATCTGTAAATTCCGATAGATCCAAAGAGTCATTTATTTTATACTCTAAGTCCATAGCCTCTCTCTCATTTATTCCTGCTAAATCATATATATTCATATCACCTCCTGTTAAGGCTATGCCTAGCCTAAAAGGCGACTAGGCATGCCAATATTATTTACTTAACTTTTTTAGATAATATTTCATTCATTTTATTATCTAATTCTGATAACATATCAAACATAGCTTGTTGTTTATCAGTACTTTCGTTAACTTTCTGTTCCATTTCAGAAAATCTACCTAGTATTGATTTAGGCCAATAAGCTACTTTGGCATTAACATACTGTTGTTTTTCTTCAGCTGTTTTATCTTTTAGTGTATTTGTCATATTATTTTTCTCCTTTCTGACAAAGTTTGTTTTTGCTGGCAACAATAAACTTTGAAGATATTTTCTTCATATTGTTATCCAATGGGTGATGATTAGATATTGCTACATCATAATCATCTGGGAATGGAAAGAATAGTTGTAAATCTTCATCTACAACTTCTGCTTTCATTCTATCTGCTAGATACACTTTATACATATCATCTCCTTTACATTATACTTAATATACCTAGCACTAAGGCTAGGTACACTATATTACTTACTAGATTTGTCATCTGATAGTATGGATTTCCACATTTTATAAGAGAATACACCNCCTATAATCCANCCAATTATCATTAAAGTTAACCATACACCTAATAGTGTTAAAACGATTGTACTTAACATATTTATCTCCTTATTTTTGTATTATTTTAGTTTTAAAGCCAAACTCTTGCAATTTTTCGCAAGTTGAATTAGCTATATGTACGTCATCAGTATTATATACCTGACCTAAATTAACACCTAGTTTTGATACAACTATATGTGTTAAGGTATCTAACAATGATTTATTATCCATATTTATCTCTACTTGATATGATTTCATATGTACCTCCTATTGGTTATACTATACACACACACTAGTTAAATGGTGGGAATATAGCACTTATTTGTATGTCTTATAATATCACAGCAATCAATTACTACTGTAATATCAAAGAGTTAAATTATATTCGGCAATCAATTAATCAAACGATTTCGCCGAAAGTTAACTGACTACCGAATACTAACGATAACGATTGTTACCGAATAACGAAGTGGTGCCAGCTTGTCTGGCAATTTGGTGACAATCTCATACAACTAAATTGTAACATTGCCGATAAATTAAAGTCAGCTTTGCTGACAATTAACGACATAAAGACAATTGCCAATAGCAATTGACAGGGTTTTAAAGTCACCCCTGCATAATATCGACAACAGT